GTGTTTAATTCAATCTTGCCGCCTGTTTGAACAGATATTTTATAATCACCGCTTGGTATATCTAAATATTTTGACATTCTTTAATCCTATTTAAAAGTTTATGGGGGAACTTAATCCCCCATAACTAATCTTAGTCAGCTTCGAAATCGTCTGCGCCAGTGAAGTCATCAGCTGTACCGGCTTCTTCCATTTCAACTGCGCCATCGTTGTTGGCATTATCAAAAGTCCAAGAAATACTTGCACCTGTGTCAAGTGTTACTTTGCGTCCTGCAATTTTAACTACTTGACGAGCTGTTCCGCCATCGTCTTTTACAGTAATTGTCATTTCGCCTGCTGCTAAAGTACCTTGTGCTTTATCAACGAGTACACAATCCATTGTGTTAGTACCATCGTAGCAACGGAACTTCTTAGATCCTAATTGCTTTGTGATCCAGCCGTTTGCTTCTGTTTCGCCTGTAGCACGAAAACGTACTTTGATTTCGTTGCCATCTGCTGTTGGCTCTCCGAAAAATCTTTTATTAATTGGTCTTCCCATTTTTTTCTCCTTGACGTTCTAGGTCTACGCGGTTATGTCCGCATAAGTCCGCCGTATTTTGCGGCTCGCTTTATAGACACAAGTATTTATCAAAGTTTAGGGAATGGGTAAAGGAAAGTATAAGCAAAATAGGTAGGACTTGGTTACACCTACAAGCACGTACCCGAATACCATTCTAATACGCACAACCTAACCCCGAAAGTGACTTCGATGTGACTCCCTCCGTTTTCCGGGTAAAGCCTGGGTACCACCCCTGGTTAGTCAAGTTCGACCCTTCTGGTAAAGGCCTCTTCCTTGCACTATAATTAGTAGTTAATTACTCTACTAATGCTTATGTTACTAATATAGCAAACTTTCCTAAAAAAGTCAATAAGAAAGTTTACCAAAATCTACTTATTATCGTGATTAATCGATATATGCTTTAAAACTTTACCTTTGCTTGGTCCAGTTGTAACAGTATATCCAGATGTACCATTTCCATTCACGTTAACTTCAGTACGAGATTTCATAAGGATCTTCTCCTTGCGTTCTCTCATTTTCTGCTCACGGTATGATTTAAGTAGGTAATCGTATCTGTTCATTACACTCTCCTTTTTACAGTTAAGTGCGTTCCTTCAGCTTAGATGCTTACTTCCGGCCTATATCGGCTGAACGTTGTACAAATATTTAGTCAAAAAGAAAGGCCCCGAAGGGCCTTTCTAATACTTTGTTACATTAAGTAACTAACCCTATGGATTAGCTAAATGTTACGTTCGCAATAGTAACTGTACCTAAGTAGTCTGCCGCATTACCAAGAGATGATGCTGTGTTGTTTAACTCAACATAACCGTATCTTGTCATAAAGCTAACTACTGGTTCAAAAGTTGCAGGATCCAGTACTACACCGCTTGACATTAAAGGAATGTATGGGCAGTAGAACGCAGGTGCGTCTGATTCACTTGAACCTTTGTAACCTACAAGAATTGCAGTTGCATCAGTGGCATATGAATCTACATATACTTTCATAGCACTATTCAAAGTACCAACCATTTTAGTATTAGTTGGAGCCTCAAATGCACCTTCAGTTGTTCTTGCGAACGCTGAAGTTGTTGCAGATTGTAGGATAGTTAATGCGTGTGGTGAAACCACAGCATAGTTACCAGCACCACGTCTAGTTCTCTGTGCGATATTGTTAGCAACACGGTTGATCATCACAGCCAAAGCCGCGTGTTCATCACCTACGAATGTTGCAGTACCGCTTACAGCGTTCTGGTCGTATGCTTGTTGGTTTTGCGTACCAGCCAAAGCTCTCAAAGAAGCTAATACTTCTTGATCGATCTCAGCAGTAATTTCTTGGGCTAATGCCGCCATAATTTCTGCTTCAATATCGATGCCTTGCTGTGCTTGAGCATCCTGAGCCGCTTCAAAAGTCCATCTTGCTGATAGCTTTCTGGTTTTTGCTTCGACTGTTTGCTTTAAGATCTGGATAGACATTCTCTTTCCAGCCGCACCTTCAAGAGCCGCTGTAGCAGATCCTTTTGGTGTTGCGTCAGTGGCGTTACCTGAGTATGCCGCCGCGATCTTAAATGGTGATAGTGCTTCTTCACCAACTTCGTTACCATCTGACGAATCAGCGTAACGTACTCTTAATGTGTGGATTTGACCCACTGGACCTGTCATCGGCTGTACACCAACTAATTCGTTGGCTATTACAGTCGGCATGACACGTCTGATTACTGGTAGAATAACTCTATTTAGAGTTGCAACATTACCGGCGCTTGTAGAACCAGCTGTAGCAGTCTCATTTAACCACTTGCGTGTGTTTTCTAGAGTACTTGCCATTACAGCCTTTTTATTGCCGTTAAGGCCTTCTAAAAGTGCAGTTTTGGTATCCTGCCAGCGACTTTCTAGTAGTTGTGACATTGTTTTCTCCTTATTTCAATCCAGCAAGTTTTTGAATGTGAATAATATTATTATTCTCTTCTTGACTTACTCTACTAACGTTAGATTCTTTATTGCCTGTGATTTCTTTTGCCTCGGACTCTGTAAGAGTAGCCTTCTTCTTCGCTGGAGTTTTACCGTCTATTACCGCCGGAATATACTTATCAAACGCACTTTGCAGTTTGCTTGTTTGTATATTTTCCAGTAAGTCTACCATAATCTCACGCTGGTCCTTGCTCAAAGGTCCAGTCAATTCGTGCATTACTTCTTTGCGTTTAGCCGCATCAGAAACTTTTACAATTTCTGCGTCTTTACTCTCAACAATTTTCTTAACTTCTTCAGCTTCAGCTTTAGCTTCTGCAACTGCTTTGTCTTTCAACTCCACAACTTTTAAAAGTTTTGCTGTTTCTGACTTCTCATTCAAGTAGCTGTTAGCATACTCGCCTGCGAACGTTTCGAAAATTTTGCGACCAAAATCGTTTTTACGTGCTGAATCAATATCTTCTTTAAGTTGTCCAATCTCTTTATTAAGTTTCTTGGATACTCCTTCGGATACGATCTTCGCACTTTTCTCAACAAAAGACTTACGTACTTTTGTTAAATGTTCTTTGGCTTCACGTACTAATCTTACTTTAGTTTCAGCCAAGTCTTTTTTATCTTCGTGGAACTCTGCGATTTCTTTAGCTAGAGCTTCTACAACAAATTCCTCAAGTTTTCCAAATTTATCAGACATAACTTTTTGGTCTTCATGTAGTTCACCCACTTCCTTCTTCAACTGTTCGAATACAAAACCTTTTAACAGTCCTGCGTTTTCACGCATCGCTACAGCATATTTGGCTCTAGCTTCTGCTAATTGTTTTCTATCTTCAGCGAACTCGGAAATTTCTTCGTTAAGTTTTTCAGAAACCATAGTATCAATTGCTTCAACCATAGTAGCTTTATCATGTTCGTATTTAGATGCGAACTCTTCACGAAGTTCAGCAGTGACAGTAAGTTTGTTTTCACTCACTTGCTTGTCCCATGCTTCTTGGATGTCTGCTCTGATTTCTTCCGAAATTGCGTTGTTTTCAAAAAGTGATTTCAGTGCTTCCAACATATTATTTCTCCTTATTACTGGAGGCCTTTAATGATGTTCATTAAAGATTCCTTCAAATACTTTTGCGCCTTTGTGTCGCCTTGTAACTCTCGTGCTATTTCCATTGCCTTGTACCCCCCACGGGCATTTAATAAATGCTCGTATATTGGTGTCGGGTAGGCACCTGGAGCACTGGGTTGAGCAACTACATCGACTGTTATGATCTCATAATCGCTTACTTGTCCGGAACCGTCTTCCATAACGTTTCCGCTACCACGCGATGAAACACCTAGTTTAACTCCGCTTTCAAGCATTGTTTTAACTAGCTGTCCCATTGGCGTAGGTAATACTTTAAGTTTCCCGTAACCGTTTGGTCCATCCATCCACATTTCTGTGATCATATGGCTTACACGGTCTAAGTTTATGTTAAGTCCTTCTGGGTGATCAACTTCGCCGAGAACTGAATATCCTCCCGTAATTTGATCGTTAAGAGTGTTGACAGCTCTACCTATCTCGGTAACAGGGTAAACTCGCTGATTAGCGTTTTTTACTCCGCCTTGGATACAAATTCCCTTCATATAAAGGTCTTTTCCACCCTTGTCGTTTTCAGTAGTCTCAAGGACCAATTTAGCTTGGTCGAATGTCAAATTCTCTCTTAAGTTTATCACTTAATATCTCCTTAACAACAACTATTAAGAACCAATGATTGATTTACCATCAGTTCCTGTTTCGCCTGCGCCTTTTTTCTCAGCGCCATGGCCTTTTGAGTCTTTCGACATACTCTTACTTGCTTTTCCACCTGGAACGTTTACGTTACCAGCTGAATCTTCTTTAGGAGCACCAGCTTTGCCACCAGTTTCTTCGCCACCTTTGACCAAGTTACTAGCGTCTCCGCCCATGTCGTTTTTACCAGCTACTGGAGATTTAGTTCCGTCTGTACCTGAATCGCCTTTTGGCTCTGATACTTTAGTTACATATTCTCTCATTAGTTCTGTGCTTGATTGTACTGGTTTTTCAGCATTTTCAAACGCAACTGGTTGCTCAAGGTCGGCTTCCGGAGCAATCATATCAACTGCTTCGTCTTCCTTCTCTTCGTCACCTTCGTCGTCGCCAGCGTCCATGTCCATTTCCATGTCATCTTCGCCTTTGTCTTCGTCACCGTCTTTGTCGGACATCATGCCGTCAAATTCAGCTTTAAGATCATCAAGAGCATCTTCTAGGTCAACAACTCTGTCTTCTAAGTCTTCGTCGTCGCCTTTATCTTCTTCACCTTCACCGTCTTCGATGTCAGCAATCATGTCATCAGCGGCATCGCCACCCATGTCATCATCACCTTCTGGTGTAATTTGGTCTGCAAAGTTTTCTTCAACGTTTTCGTCTTTTTCTTCAGTAGCTTCATCAGTTTTTTCGTCTTCGTCAGTAGCTTCTTTAACGTCTTCGTCTTTATCAGCATCAGCTTTTTCTTCAACTTTGTCATCAGCATCGTCTTCTGATGCTTCTTCAACTTTGTCTTCGTCTTTAGCGTCTGCTTTTTCGTCAACTTTGTCTTCTTCTTTAGCATCTTCTTTAGCTGTTTCGTCTACTTCAACTTCAGCTGTGTCGTCTGCTAATAGATTTTCGTATATATCGCGTGATTTCTCAACAACTATTTCGTGAAACAGTTCTTCAGCACCCGCTTTGTCTTCAGCGATTAACTTTTCAAGCATCGCTTCAAATTTAGATTGGTTTGCCATTTCTTTTCTCCTATTGTTTAGATATGGTAAGGCTGTCACTTGTATTTATGGTATTAGAAGAAAAGTACGTAGATATAGGCGTTTTTACGCCGGTTTTACATTAAGATTGTAAAATCTTAAAGTTATACATGAATTCTGCCACTGTAACGTGTTTAAAGTTGGTTAACTGCGTTAAGTTGTCGGGGCAATAATCCTCTTTGTTCTGTACTACTCTTATATATCTCTTTTGAGGATTTTTCTGACAAACTATACCAGTCTGTCTGGCCCAGTTACCGTGATATGTAGCAGGGTCTATGGATTTTTTATAATTTTGCGTATCTGCATATATGTTATTAATAAGTCCGCCCTCGCCATTGTGTTCTTGTGCATCTGTACCTTGAAAATCAAAGCCTAAGATGTATATTGTATCATAATCGTGTAATCTAGGATTGTTTTCGTCGCCATATGTTGCTAACCACAATGCTGTAGGTCCACTGCTCCAACCTAAAGGCTCCTTAAAATAGTTAAATTTATGGTAGCTTTCGTACATCTTGTTAGGGTTGGTCCACACTTCGTGGTTCAATTGCCACTTGCATTTGTTTAGTTCGCTGACCATCTTAGTATCAACAGCAACCAAGTAATCGGGCTCGAAGTCTCTGTAAACTGCGTTACAGGCATATATCTTGCCGTATGGTCTAAGTGCTTCTAATGGTATTGGGGTTCTTGATTTTCCGTTACCTATTACAAAGGCTATGGACATTTAATTCCTCGTAAAGTTAAACTGCGCCTTCTTCTGCGTTAGCGGCCAAGCCGTACATTTGTCTAACAAAGTGCAATTCTTTTTGTTGCTCTTCTTTATGTAGCTCACTTGCTTTACGAATTTTGTTAATCTGACGTAGTGTTAGTCTAGTCTTACGTGTATCGTCTTTTGTGACAATAGAGTCGTCATAACTTGGATCGTAACCTTTATCTTCTGTAGGCTCCAATGTTTCTTTGTCAAAATAAAATAGTTCACGTAGTATCATGTTAGTATTTATGCTGGAGGCGTCTGACCTGTACCGCCTGGTGCCCCTCCGCCTGTTGCTGTATCTGGTGGTGGTGCTGTTCCGCCGTCTACTGGTGCTGGTGCGTCTTCACCTGCTGGTGCCATGTCTTCACCTGCTCCATCTCCTGCCAAGTCTGCTGACATACCTGCACTTGAAATGCCTGCACCTCTTAATTCGCCTGCGGCATCAGTTGGTGGTGGAGTAATATTCTCATCATTCTCTTCACGCCACATACGTTCGTTGTCTGCAATTTCTTCTTCCGTCATACCTAAGAAACGTTTCAATGCAAATCTGTTTGAGATATAAGGTATAGCACTCATTTGTGTATACGTTGGTACTCTTGCATTATCAATTTCACTTTGTCTGTAACTTGCAAAGTTTTGTGGTGGTTGGAATCTTAAGTCAAACATAGCAGTATCAATGTTGATACCTTTTTCTAACAAGTAACGTTTAAACTCTTGACTAAATTGTTCTACTACTAAATTTTGTAGTCTTTCACAATATGTGTTGAATCTTAATTCCTGAATGTACGCAGTACCCACTCGCCCATCTTGGAATTGAGTAGCACCATCGTCAGGCCCTGTAGGAAGATAAGAACTAGGAATACGCAAACCACGTACCAACTTATTAGTAAAGTATTTAAGATCATCAATCTCTCCTAGATTAGTTCCGCCTGGTAATGTTTCAACCTTAGATCCTCTACCTTCTGCTGTTTGTGGAAAGAAGTAGTCTTCGTTAATAGATAATGGATTGTATGCACTATCAATAACGTTTTGTCCTCCACCTGTTGCACTAGGTATACGTCTTTGGTGTATGTCTGTTTTAACACGTTCTACAAATTGCATTGCCAAGTGTGATGGCATATTACCCACGTCAACGTAAAATACTCTACGTTCTGGTGCTCTTTGTACACGATAAATTATAATTGCATCTTCAAGTAATTCTTTTTGTTTGTATACTTTAAATATACTTTCTAATAAGCTGTTACCAAATGGAAAGTTATTATCAAGTCCTTCACTTAAACTTAGATGTACCATGTTCTCTGCACTAACGGCAATTTCCATTGTGTCTTTTTGGAAACGTCCGCCACTCATTGATTGGTTAGGAGCTCCTACTTGTCCACGTACTGAACCTGTCAAGTATCCATCTCCGCCACCTGTAACGTTACCGTTTGTTTGATGTGGAGTAGTTGCTACTGCATCTTTGAAGTTTAAGTTTACATTTTTAACAATGTATTGTTCTGGTGTTTTACCTTGTGATTCATTTACAATGATACGTGAAACGTTTGCTGGATCAACGTGGAACCAACGTTTAGTTTCAGGATCTCTAATGAAAAAAGCATCACCATATTTAAAAACGTTACGTAGTATACGAAACATTTTTGTTTCAAAATTTTGTATCTTACACCATTGTTGTAGGTATAATTTAAGTGTTTGTACTTCTGAGTTTGTTGCGTCTTGTTTATAATCAATTACAAATGGTGATTGATTTGATTTATTCTTTTGACTTGTAAATTCTGCTAAGATGTCTAGTGCGGCGTTTACTTCTGAATCTAAATCCATAGTGTTATATTGTCCATAACGTTCAACACGATTTGGACTACCTACATATACATCTGGTAGATAAGAAGAATAGTTAGCTTGAGCCGGACCCATACCACTGTTAGCATTTCCGCCCAACGGTGAGTAGTTTCCTGTTCCGCCTTGGTCGGTATCTACTGTATTAAAATATCTTTTCCAACTCATAAATTATCCTTATATCGACGCATCTGCTACTGTTTGACCGCTTCTTGTTTGTTTTCTCAGTTCAACGAGCATCATTTGTACACTACTATTTAACTGATCTAACTTGTCTGCGGCACCCTTCTGGCCTTCACCAAAACTTGTAAAGTTACTAACAAGATTTGCTTTGGTTTCTGAATCCATTTTACTGTATTCTTCTTGGTATTTCATTAGCTGTTTTGTTAGTTCTGAAAGTGATTTGGAAACAGATTTTAAATTGGCTCCATCCATTGCTTCAATAAAGTTAGCAATACCCTGTAAGCCATCTCCAATATTTTTCAATCCTGCGGCATCAACGTCAGCAAATTCTTTAACATCTTTTGCTAAATCACTAATACTTCCTGAGCTTCCACCAAATAAACTTCCTAATGCTTTACCAATGCTGTCAAGTACACCATCTCCTGTAAATGCACTCATACCTTTGTGTAAACTTGTTAGTGCAGGTCCTACCGCGTGTAAGTTAGCTGGATTAATACCTTCAAACTCTTTAATACCATTTGCTAGATTAGTAAATGCTCCTGTTCCAATAAAGTTTGCAACAATACCACCTTTAGCAAGATCCATGATTGGTCCTGTGAGTACTTTTAATCCTTCACCAACATTTGTAAGTTTGGTCGAGTCTAGATCTTCAAATTTCTTTACACCGTCAGCAAGTTTGTCAACACCACCTACTATTGCTTCAACCATAGCGGCAATACCAAATCCTGCAACACCTATTCCTGCAAACGCAGTTGCAACTAATAATAGTCCCGGACTTGCTAATGTACCTGCAAGACCTATTGCGGCAACTGCCGCTGTAACTACACCAATACCAATTGCTAATTCTTTAAATCCTATGTCAGGCATCAAGTTTGCAAACAACCCGCCCTTGTCACCTTCTTTAGATGCGTCTCCTAATGCTTTATCTTTTTCAGCTTCTAGTGCCTTAATTTTCTCTGCGCCACCTTCGGAGTTTTTATCTACACTTGCTATTCTTTTGTCGTAATCCTTGGTAAGTCTTTCTTTCTTGTCGCCAGCACTTTCGCCTGTGAACATTCTCTTTAGAGGATCTATAACATACTTCATGAAAGTTTCTTTCAATCCAAATGTTTTTATATCGTCTACTATTCTCTTTAGGAAGTCTCCAAGAGATTTAATTCCATCTTGTAATTGTTTTACACCTCCGCCCTTACCTGAGAAGTAAGCACCGAAGTCAGCCATAACTTTTTCTATCTCTGTAAACACACCACTTTCAATCAGTGTACCAAGTATCAAGTTTCTTAAGTTTACAATAGTTGATTCAAAGGCCGCTAGTCCTTTTTCTCCCGACTCTATTGCTTTCTTTTGATCTTCCATTGCTTGTTTTGAATCACCAGCAATCTCTCCTATCTTAGCAACGTCAAGCATGGCATCAAATATTCCAACGCCTAATGCTTTGTAAGTAGCTATGTTTCCGCCCTGTGCTTCCAGTTCGTTTTGCATTCTGGCACTAGCACCTTGCATAACTTTAATAAAGTCGTCCTGTGATATAGAACCTTCTTTAAGTTGTTTGGCCGCTTCTGCAACCTCAGGCATCTGCATCATTAAACCTTTAGCATAATCACTAATAGGTACACCACCTGTTGCAATTAATTCTGTTAGTCCTTCTTTAAGTTCTGGACTTGCATTACCAACCGCGGCTAATACACCGTCAATTGATTTTCTAGTTCCTTCATCAATGCTTGAATATAGAGCTTGTAATCTCTTATCGTTAGCTTGAGCTCTTAAAGCCTCTGCGGCTTGTTTTCTTGACATACCTGTAACTTTAGCAAGTCCGTCAAGTTGTTTAATATAGTCTGTTGTACCTTGTGCCAACTGTCTAGCAGTCATGCCTTGATATCTTCCTGAAATCTTTTGAATCTCTAGATAGTCATTGGTGAACTCACCAATCTCTTCCATTGACACCCCTAACTTCATTAGTTGTGGTACTGTGCCTTTTAAATTTCTTTGTAGTTCAGTAAACATTCTAGCACCTTGAGTTGCACCACCAAACATCTGTGCCAAGTTAGCACTACCTTCGCCAATCGCTCCTGCAAATATTTCTAAACTTAATCCTGTTTGTGCGGCTTTGGCTTGAACATCAAACAATGAACCACCAAAGTCTACACCCGTGCTAGATAACTGTCTAAATGTATCTATCTGTGAGTCAATAACATTTAGGAACATCTGTCCTATACCACCTATTGCTCCTCCAACTACAGGTATCGTACTTAACAATCCAGTCATGTGCTGACCGAAGTCGCTGAGTCTTGTACCGCCTGTTACTAATTCTTGAGCTAATCCAGACGTAGCACCGGCTATATTACCAAGTCCGGCTACTAAACTGCCGCCGATTGATTTTAGTCCTCTACCAAATGTCTTTAATGCTTTAGTACCGGCTTTAGTTGCTTTTGTGCCGTCCTGTGTTGCGGCAGTACCAGCCGTTGTGGCCTTGTTATTTTGTTTCTGGTTTAGTACACCAGCCTTTTGGGCTTTGTTGTAGGCATCCTGAGCTCCGCCTCCGCCACCACCGCCTCCAGACCCTAAGGCCTTTAAGAGTAGCTGTAATGTGGCTTCTGATGCGGCGTTCGATGTAACGCCATCCATTCCCCCGCCTTGATATGTGACTTGAACCATATGTTATATACCTTGTAAAACACACCCATAAATATTATATGTGAATACTTTATTATTTATGCCAGGAAAAAGATGCCAGAAAATATTGAACGCAAACTAGGAATCTGGCTGGAACATATCACAAAACCTCAGTCTGAGATAGGAAACTACAGCATTTGTCCTTTTGTAAAGAAGATGCCACCTGTAATCACTGCTGATAAGCTAGATATGGAACAGTTTGAAAACTTATCAGAAGAAGTTACGATCTACTGTGAAACAGAAGTAAATTCAACATTTACTGAAATAGACGAACTATGCAAGGCTCTTAATAACAAGTATGCAACTCACATATTTTTACCTGATCATCCACACAGGGAAACATTTATCAAAGGAGTAAAAACAGGAAATGGGTATGTACCTTTGATAATAGCACAAACCAAAAAAGAACTTTTGTCAGCTAGAGAACGATTAAGTAAGACTGACTACTATTCTTATTGGGACAAAGAATACCTAGAAGAGATATTTAATTATGGCGATATGGACAGAGTGGGATAAACTTACAGATGTTATTGTTGGTGACTGCCACAGCCCTGGAAGTTTTGATCAGTTATTGAGTAGTAAGAGACCTAGGAAACAATTCAATCTAATACTTGAAGAAACAAAAGAAGATTTACTTGCATTAACTAACAAGCTAAAAAGTTATGGGTGTAATGTAAGACGTCCTGAAACAATCAAACCACAACGTATTACATTACCTACGTTTGATATCAAGTTTCCTAACAGTCCTATAGTACCAAGAGATCAATACATTGTAATCAACGAAACAATATATCAAACATACACTAGTTTAACTGATAGATACTTTGACGGGCACAGCTTTTATAATTGTTTTAACGATACTGGCTATAACTGGATATCACAGCCTAGTCCGCAACTT